TCAATTGTGAATTTTTTGATGAATATATGATTGAGTTTGATCATGGCGCATTTTGTTGTAAAGACTGTCTTGTATTATCGTTGTACGAATGTGGAGTAATTGATGAAAAGGAAGTGAAGGAAAATGAAGATCAGCAGTAGCTATATTGTGGCTGTCTTAGCAGGCGTCATGCTAGCAGGTTTCTTACCGCATGAAGAATGGGTGGTTGGCTGGGCTGATGTCCTAGCACTGATCATTACAGCAGTTGCAAGTGCACGAGATGCCGAATGGACGAAAGGCTTGGACTGGCTATTCAAGCCATAAAAGAAAGGAAAAATGAGGCAACATGAAAACACCGTATGGAAATTTTGTAAAAATTAAAAGTGATGAACCTGAACCAGAGAAAAAAGAAATTTGTCCTGATTTAGGGAAACCATACATTCAAATTAATGATACATCAATCTTCCTTAGTACAACCTGTTTTAAATATGTGACGAGTAAATACCAGTATGCTGATATTGGTTTTTCAAAAGATACGGGGGAATTAATGCTTGAATTTTATGAAGAATTTAAACAAGGAAGATTCTATTTGAAGAATGTGTTTAGTCCGCAACTATATACAAAATCAAGGCATATTTTTTCAAACGTATTTGCAAAGTTATTAAAGGAGGTTAATAAATCAGTAGACTTATCAAATATTGGTTATCGTTTTGAGCCTTCATATCAAAAAGGAAATGTTTTGATTTTTGATATGAATAACATCGTATACGAACAACCAAGGCAAGGTTATAAAAAAGAAAAAACCGCCTTAAAATAGGCGGTCAAAAAATCAAATATATCACAAGTCAAGTATATCACGAGGTGAACAAAATGAACAAGGAACAAAAAAGACAAGCAGAGCTCATCAAAGAGATGATAAGGACTTTCAAAAGCGAAGGGTACACCGATGTCATCATCACAGCTTCAAAATTCGGAAGTAGCAGTCACAGCGATGTCGTTATTGCTAACCAAGGAACTGTATTGGGGTTTGCTGAGTTGTTAGTAGGTATGACAATGCGTTTGCCGTCAGAAATCGTTGATTTAGCAACTAACATTCAAGAAAAGGTGGTGACACGCGATGCCAACTAAGATCAACCGACTTGAGATTGAAAACGTCAAACGCGTTAAAGCTGCAGTCATTGAGCCAAATCAAAACGGTTTGACGATCATCGGTGGAAATAACAATCAAGGCAAGACAAGCGTTTTAGATGCGATCGCATGGGCGTTAGGTGGTAACAAGCATAAACCATCTAAACCCAATCGTGAAGGATCTGTTACACCACCAAGCCTACACATCACGATGAATAACGGCCTTATCGTTGAGCGTAAAGGAAAGAATTCAAGTTTGAAGGTAATTGACCCAAACGGACAAAAAGGTGGCCAGCAGTTGCTTAATAGCTTTGTGGAAGAATTAGCTATCGACTTGCCAAAGTTCATGGAGTCGACTGCTAAAGAAAAAGCAAATATTCTACTACAGATCATCGGTGTTGGTCCACAGTTAGTTGAGCTAGACAACCAGGAGGCTACGTTATACAACGATCGTCGAATGGTCGGACAAATTGCAGATCAAAAAGCGAAGTACGCTAAAGAGCAACCACACTATCCAGAAGCTCCAAATGAAATGGTATCTGTAACTGAACTCATTGAGCAACAACAAGCGATCCTTGCTAAAAACGGTGAGAATCAGCGCAAACGAGAAAACTTAACGCTTATCAAAAATCAATACGACCAAGAAGAAGCTGAGTTAGCGCGTTTACGGCAACAACTTGCAGAATACGAGTCTCGACATCAACAAACAGCACAAAATTTGGAGACAGCTCAAAAATCAGCACTTGACTTACGAGATGAGTCGACTGAAGAGCTTCAAAAAAATATTGCTGATATCGATGAGATCAATCGGAAAGTTCGAGCTAATTCTGATAAAGAAAAAGCGGAGATGGACGCTGCAGAGTACAAAGAAAAATACGAAGAGCTTACTGTAAAGATCGATAACATTCGTGAACAACGAACAGCATTGTTAGATCAAGCGCCGTTACCATTGCCAGGTTTATCGGTTCAAGAAGGTGAATTGATCTACAATGGCCAAAAATGGGATAACATGTCTGGCTCTGATCAGTTGAAAGTTTCGACTGCGATCGTTCGAAAACTTAAACCGGAATGCGGGTTTGTCCTTTTGGATAAATTGGAACAGATGGACATGGCCACACTACAAGAATTTGGTGCGTGGCTTGAGCAAGAAGGACTACAAGCGATCGCTACTCGAGTTTCAGTCGGCGATGAGTGCGAGATCATTATCGAAGATGGTTATGCAGTTAAAAATGAAACTCTAAACAAACCAACTACACCGCCAGTAAATGACTGGTCGACGAAAGGAGCGTTTTAAATGAATTTTACAGTTACAAGTACACGACAAACAAAAGCTTTAAAAGTAGTCGTATATGGTCCGGAAGGAATTGGAAAGACAACATTTGCTAATAACTTTCCACAACCAGTGTATATCGATACTGAAGGTTCAACAAATTTTATTGATAGCCAAAAGTTACCTGATCCAACTAGTTGGACAATGCTACTTGAAGAACTTGAGTATTTAAAAAGTACTTCGGGTATTGCTAGAACGATTGTGATCGACACGATGGATTGGGCTGAAAATTTAGCAAAACAACATTTAATGGCAAAAAATAACTGGGATGCGATTGATGCTTCTAGTTATGGTACACGCTATGTTGCTTTAGCTGATGAGATTGGAAAGCTTTTAAACAAACTAAGTGAACTGGTTGAGTTAAATTACAACGTTGTTCTTTTAGCTCATTCAGAAACTAAGAAGCATGAATTACCTGATGAACTAGGAGCGTTTGATCGCTATGTACTGAAGTTAGAACGACGTGATGCCTCACTGGTAAAAGAGTGGGCGGATATGATCTTGTTTGCCAATTTCAAGACGACTGTCATTACAGATAGTAAGACTAATAGTAAAAAAGCGACTGGTGGCCAACGTGTAATGTATACGACACATAAACCGACCTGGGATGCTAAAAATCGCTTGGGACTTGCTGATGAGCTTCCATTTGATTATGAACAGATCAGAGTTCAACTTGAACAAGCGATGCCACAAGCTGAACCAGTACAGCAAGTACAACCGGCACAACAACCAACCGTACAACAGGTACCACCGGTTCAACAAGAGCAAGTACCATTACCGGAAGAACCACCGCAACAACAAGAAGTGCAAATGGCACCACCAGAAAATTTACCGGCGCCGGAATATACAGAAGAGATTTCTGCAGCTATTCCACAAGACGTTGCTGATTTAATGAGAATGAGCCAATTATCCACTCAAGATGTCATGAAGCTTATCTATAATGCAGGTTTTATGCCGGAAGGAACGCCGACTGAGAACGTTCCGCAAGATTTGTGGGCTTATTTAGTTTCTAAATGGGATGAAGCTTTGAAATTTTTAAATAATTAGGAGGACAAAAGATGAATACAGCAGAAAATGAATTTTTAACGTGGGATGGCGGCTTTGTTGCAGAAGAAAGTGAGTTTGTCGTTCTTGATCCAGGTATTTGCAAATTTACGGTCAAAGGCTTTGAACGCAAGATCTATGATGGCAAGTCAGACAAAATTCCTAACGGTACACCTTACGCTGAGATCGAAATGGAATTTGTTGGGACTAAAGGTAAGACAACAATAAAAGAACGTTTGTACCTGCTAAAACGTATGCAATGGAAATTGACAGAGTTCTTTGCTGCAATTGGTCAAAATCCAACGATCGGCCAAGCTTTTATGCCAAATTGGAATGCAGTTATCGGCAGTTCGGGATATGCAGAGTTAGAAGTAAATCATTACAAAGATAATAATGGCAACGATCGTTCGAATAACAGACCTAATAAGTTCCTCAAACCGGACGCACCAGAAATCGCTAGCGCACAACAACCTGTACAAGTTCAACAGGTTCAAGCTACATCGGTACAACCGCAACCACAAGCAGTACAACCGCAACAACCAGCTCAACCAGCTCAACCAGTACAGCCTGTACCAGTACAACCGCAACAACCTACGCAAGGCAGTTTTACACCAGGAGCATTTTAGGAGGTAAGAATAATGTCAAAAGAGATCGATTTGAATTTATCACGGATGGCTTATGGAGCTATCCAAGAGAAGTTAGATAAGGAACTAGAAGCAGTCTTCAAAAATATCCATGATCCTAACGTGCCGGCAAAACGGAAACGTACGATCACGATCACGCTAGGCTTTACGCCGGATGACACACGAAAGGTCGTTAATCTATCGACTGGTGTTAAGTCTACATTAGCACCGACTGAAGAAGTTGAAACCACAGTTTTGACCGGCAAGGATCTAAAGACTGGTCGCATCGAAGCGCACGAATTGACTTCTGGTGCACGCGGACAAACGTATTTTGATCCTGAAGATAGCCAGCTAAAAACAGACGTTGGTGAACCAGTTGATGTCATTGAAAAAGAAACTAAAGCAAAAGCTAAAGTAATCGATCTACAAGAAAAACGGGGGTAATAAACATGGATTTAACAAAAGAAGCATTAGAATTTTTAGCGAATAACGGTATCGAGCCAAACAATCGAGTGGTGTTTATCGAAGAGATTCCATACGTGATCGATGGTGAAGGTGTTGCACATCGAATCGATCCAGTCGTATATAACGCAAAACATTGCTTAGAGCTAAACACATTATCTAGTTTAGTAGATTACATCACTTCTAAATTAGATCGTGAAAACGACCGACTTATCTTAACGATCAAAGATGAGCAAACTGTATTTTTAGAAGGACAGTTAGAAGTTGATGGTAGTCGAGAACAATTAGCAAAAGTCGATGCGATCGTTCCATCATTTAACTTTGATTGGTTCTACGACTCAGAAGAATTCAATATCAAGCTGCAGTCTATCTTTACAGACAACAAAGACCGCGAAATCTTGTTGAAAGTCGTTGGCAATATCAGTGAAGACGCTGTGAAGACTGTTGGGGACGATGGAGTGTCTCAAGCTGTCACGATCAATCAAGGGATCGCATCGAAAGTCGATGTTAAAGTTCCTAATCCAGTCACGTTAGCGCCTTACCGGACATTCAACGAAGTAGCTCAACCAGAATCAAAATTCGTGTTCCGGATGAAGGAAGGCCCACGCTGTGCATTGTTCGAGGCAGATGGTGGTGTTTGGAGAAACAAAGCAATTCAAAACATCAAAGAATACTTTGAAAAAGCGTTGCAAGCTGAAATTCAGAGTGGCAAGATCACGATCCTTGCATAGGAAGGTGATCGCATGGAATTAAGACCCTATCAAGAAGAGTCAAGAAAAAAAGTGCAAGAAGAATGGGAAAAAGGCAATAAACGTACATTGCTAGTCTTGCCAACTGGGACCGGTAAGACGATCGTATTTTCCAAAATCATTGAAGACCGGGTCAAGCTAGGTGAAAGAGTTTTGGTTTTGGCGCATCGTGGCGAGCTATTAGGACAAGCTGCAGATAAGCTTTACAAGTCAACTGGCTTAAAGACAGCTACTGAAAAGGCTGAGCAGACAAGTCTTAACAGTTTCTATCGAGTAGTAGTTGGATCTGTCCAAACGATGCAACGGCCAAAACGTTTGGAAAAATTTTCACCGGACTTCTTTGATACGATCGTGATCGATGAAGCGCATCACTGTATTTCAGATGGCTATCAACGAGTGCTAAAACACTTTGAGAATGCAAACGTGCTGGGCGTTACCGCAACACCAGACCGGGGCGATATGAAAAATTTAGGATCATACTTCGATAGCTTGGCTTATGAGTACGGCTTAGCTGAAGCAATAAGGGCTAAATATCTATCACCGATCAAAGCTTTAACGATCCCGCTCAAGTTAGATCTATCAGCTGTAAAACAACAAGCTGGAGATTTTTCAACGAAAGATCTAGGAACGGCGTTAGATCCTTACCTCGAACAGATTGCTACAGAAATGGAAAAGCAGTGTAAAGATCGTAAAACAGTTGTGTTCCTGCCACTGGTCAAAACGTCACAAAAGTTCCGAGACATCTTAAACGAGCACGGTTTTAAAGCTGCTGAAGTAAACGGAGAGTCACAAGATCGCGAGCAAATTCTAACTGACTTTGAGAATAACAAGTATAACGTCTTGTGTAATTCTATGTTGCTGACTGAAGGCTGGGACTGTCCAGACGTCGACTGTGTAGTAGTGCTTCGACCAACTAAAGTCAGAGCGCTTTATAGCCAAATGGTGGGCCGTGGCACTCGACTTGCGCCAGGAAAAGAAGAACTGCTTTTATTAGACTTCTTGTGGCACACAGAGCGTCACGAACTCTGTCATCCAGCGCATTTGATAGCCACTGATGAAAAAGTCGCTAAGAAGATGACTGAAAACATTGAAGAAGCCGGGACAGCGATCGATTTAGAGTTAGCTGAAGAGCAAGCTCAAAAAGATGTTGTCGCAGAGCGTGAACAAGCTTTAGTTGAACAGCTAGCAGAGATGAAACGTCGCAAACGTAAGCTTGTTGACCCTTTGCAATTCGAGCTATCGATCCAAGCTTCAGATCTAACCGATTTTGTGCCGGCGTTTGGTTTTCAAATGGGGCCACCAACAGACAAGCAGATCAAAGCGCTTGAAAAACTGGGGATCTATCCAGATGATATCGAAAATGCCGGTAAAGCAGAAATGTTACTTGAAAGACTCAGCAAACGACGTGATGCCGGCCTAACAACGCCAAAACAGATCAGATTTTTAGAAGGTCGGGGCTTCAATCACGTTGGAACATGGCAATTTGAACATGCAACTAAGTTGATAAATCGGATCGCCGCTAATGGTTGGAGAATTCCAGCAGGGATCACACCGGCTGAATACCAACCAAATTAAAAAAATATTTTCCTCACAGTTTTTACTGTGGGGATCACGCCCGGGGCTGGTGCCACACATTCTACCAAAACAAGCCTACGAAAAAGATTTATTTACAGTAAAAATCTCAGTTCGATTCTGAGTCCGGGCATTGAATCGATTCAAAAAATATGAGGAGGGATGAACATGAAAGACATTCAAGAAGAAATTGCCGGCATTTTCGCAGATGAACGTGAACGAATTGAAAATATCGAAGCAAATATGAATGAACGTGTGACTACTGCTTACGATCTTGGTTATAACGACGGCTGGAACGCAGCGTTTAACACTATCAAAGAAAAATTTGGAAACGGGAGGAGGGAGTAGCTTTTGGAAAATAAATTGAACTTAGTCGAGCTACTAGACTATATCGATCCAGCAACTTTAAATTACCAAGAATGGCTAAATGTGGGCTTTGCTTTGAAGCATGAAGGCTACTCGCTCAGTGATTGGGATAGCTGGAGTCAACGCGATATGGCTCGTTATCACGATGGTGAAACAGAAAAGAAGTGGGAGAAATTCAACGGATCTGCTAAACCAGTTACCGGTGCAACGATCACACAGTTGGCCAAAGAAAATGGCTGGAGACCACCATCAAGCGATACAACTAGCTTTGGCTGGAACGATAGCTTTGTTGCATCTGATATCGATCGTGGCTATCAAGTTGTGAATACTGATTACATTTTAGGTGAAGAAGTCAAAGAACCTAAAAATTGGGATCCGATCAAACAAATCACTGATTACTTCGAAACACTTTTTCGAGCTGATGATATCGTCGGTTTTGTGAACGATGCTTACTTGAGTCAGCACGCCGACAAAGAAAAATGGTTGCCAACCCAAGGCGTTTATACTTGGACCGCTGGAACGATCATTGAAAAACTCAAACAGACAAAAGACGTTGGTGCTGTTTTAGGTGATCCAAACGAACAGGCAGGTGCCTGGATCAGATTCAATCCACTTGATGGTAAAGGTGTCAAAAACGAGAACGTCATTGATTTTCGTTATGCTTTGATCGAGTCCGATAACATGGACGTGGCCAAGCAAAACGAGATCCTGCGCAAGCTAGAATTACCGATCGCAACATTGACTTATTCCGGCGGTAAGAGTTTGCACGCAGTAGTAAAAGTAGACGCTGCTAACTATGGTGAGTATCAAGAACGTGTCGACTATCTGTATAAGATCGTTGAGAAAAACGGGCTATTCATTGATAAGCAAAATAAGAACCCTTCACGCTTAACTCGATTGCCAGGCTTTGAACGTGCCGGCAAAAAACAATTTTTAGTGGCCAAAAATATTGGTCAGCAAAGTTGGGACGAGTGGAAAGAATACATCGAAGACATGAACGACAACTTGCCAGAAATGGAAAACATGGCAGATCTCTTTGATGAACCAATCGTGTTAGCGCCGGAACTGATCGAAGGAGTTCTTCGACAAGGTCATAAAATGCTGATCGCTGGACCATCGAAAGCTGGTAAATCGTTCTCGCTTATTCAGTTAGCTATTGCGATAGCTGAAGGTTGGGAATGGTTCGGTTTCAAATGTCAGCAAGGAAAAGTCTTATATGTGAACCTTGAGCTAGACGAACGATCAGCCAAAAAACGTTTTGCGGATATCTACAAAGAATTAGGCCGTGGCCACGATAATGTGGGAAACATCGACGTCTGGAACTTGCGTGGTAAGACAAGTCCAATGGACAAGCTAGCACCAAAACTTATCCGGAGAGCACAAAAATCAGACTACATCGCAGTCATAATCGATCCGATCTATAAAGTGTTGACTGGGGATGAAAACAACGCTCATGATATGTCGGTTTTTGTTAATCAGTTCGACATGATCGCTACAGAACTGCAGTGTTCGGTTATCTATGCTCACCACCATTCAAAAGGTGCTCAAGGTGGCAAAAGCTCGATCGATCGTTCTTCCGGTTCCGGAGTTTTTGCTCGAGATCCAGACGCGATCTTAGACTTGATAGAATTGCCGGTCGACGAGAACAGGTACAAGCAACGTGAAAATGATGCAATCTGTAACGTTTACGCAGGAGCAATCAAGGCGTATAACCCTACTTACTCAGATATTGGCCAAGACGATATCTTCAGCAAATCAGAAATGGGTAAACACTTGATGAAAGCTATTCAAGATCCGGAAAAGTTGAAATATATCAACGAGCAAAAAGATCTTGCAGTAACGATGGTAAGACAAGCTACCGCATGGCGTTTAGAAGGGACACTGCGTGAGTTTCCTAAGTTCACTCCGGTAAACGCCTGGTTCAAATATCCAATTCACATGCTTGACGAAAGTTTACAAGATATCAATCCAGAAGAAGACGTAAGAGAAAAATGGAAAAAAGGAACTCAGAAGTCAAATCAAGAAAGAGCTGACAAGTCAAAACAAGAAGTGGAGAGTGCGTTTAATGCTTTAAGCATGAACGGTGGCCCTGTAGAAGTTAAACAGATAGCTGATTATCTCGAAATACAAAGAACTGCTGTATACAACAGAGTCAAGAAGATAGATTCTTTTAAAGTCGAAGGTGGGTATTTGATAAAAACTAATGGTTAAATAATAAAATTCTATCGTCATAGCTAAATAGAAATGACAAGTGACAGTTCCGGTCATATCTAAGAAGAAATGACAGTGAATGACAACGCCAAAACCTTGTCACGTCAACTGTCATCGGTGTCATTCATATCTCCCACTAGGGGGATAGATATGAATGGACACGACGAGTGACAAAGTTTGGCTGTGACAAAAATGAAAAGATAAAAAAATAGAGATAAACGAGGTGTGACAAATAATGGAATTTTTTGTGCCAATGAAGGATATCCCAAACACTACGCACCAACAGAAAAAAGTGACTGTCGCGAAGAATGGTAAGCCGATATTTTATGAACCCGCAGAATTGAAAGTAGCGCGCGAAAAGTTAACAGCTCATTTAGCGAAGTTTGTTCCGGAAACGAAATTTAAGAAGTTGGTCATCTTACAAGTTAAATGGCTATATTCGAATGGTGATCACGAAAACGGAAGTTACAAAACGACTAAACCGGATTTGGACAACATGATGAAGTTGCTTCAAGACTGCATGACTGATCTTGGCTTTTGGGAAGATGATAGGTTGATCGCGGGTTTACACGTTGAAAAGTTTTGGTCTGAAGTACCAGGGATCTATATCAAAATCGAGGGGGCGTAATCATGGACTGGGAAAAGTTTTTTAAAGATGTCATGAATTGGATGAACGCAGCTAACATTATGCTGAAAAATTATCCGATCGATTCGGCCGAATATTGGAAATGGGTGATCGATACGACAGGCAGGATCGAAAAGCGTTACGATGGCCACCCACTCGTGGTAGGGATCATGGTAGCGATAATCAGATATCAAGATGAGATTGCACAAGATATGATCGCTAAAAAGGAGAGCGAAAATGCTGGTGTTGGTGTATAAGTGGCTAGTGCTGACATTGCTATTCTTGTTACTAGCGCTGTTAGCATTTGCGCATGATAGGAAGTGAGGAAAGAAAATGACAGGAAAGAAACGTAGTCGAAAAAGAGATAAACGTCGACGTCGACAAAAGAAACTAGAAAGATCAAAGGAGAAGAGCAATGAGAAGCGAAACTAATGATTTTATGACGAAAATTGAACAACAAAAACGTCTGGACAAGCTGAAAACAAAATTTGGTGGGGTTGTCCGGAAAGCTTACATGGGTGAAGGGGACTGGGAAGAAATCTATGCTGATTTCAAGCGTCAATGGAACTTGCTTGAAGTTGAGATCTCTAAACGTGAACAAGATGCTTGTCGTGTGGGTAGGACAAGCGCTTTGATATCGCGTGAACCTGGTTAATGGTGAAAATCATGAAAAAGATTGACGATATGCGTATTATTCACTGGGATTCCAAAGCAAGGAATTGCACAAATGAGCCTTATCATTTTGGAATGACAGTCGGTGAGTACAGAAAACAAGTTGGTGTGAATGTGACGATATCTGATGAGCCGATTGTAAAAAAATCAGAGCAGAAGATCCCATATTACAAAGGTTTGAGCGGTAAGTAAGGAGGACACAAAGCATATTGCATTTGCTCATGATGAAAAATGAAAAAAGTAGAATTTGGAGGACTAATGAGATGGAATGTGTTTACTGTGGTGAAGACTTGAGAGAAGCTGGTGCATGTCTTGTTTACCAATGTATGCCATATTGCGATGAAGAGTGCTTATACAACGAAATTATGGAAGATGCAAAATGGGAGCAACTAGATGGATTGGAGGGATAAGGATGAAAATATTAGATGTATGCTGTGGATCAAAAATGTTTTGGTACGACAAGCAGGAAGAACATACAACTTATATGGACATCAGAAGACATCACGAAGAATTAAAAACTGGACATGTAATCGACGTTGATCCGGATGTACAAGCAGATTTTAGGAGCATCCCGTTTGATGATAATACGTTTGATCTTGTGGTATTTGATCCACCACATTTAATATACGCTGGCCCTAATAGCTGGCTTGCTAAGAAGTATGGCAAGCTCGATAAAGAAAATTGGCCAGAAGATTTGAAACGTGGCTTTGATGAGTGCAGACGAGTGCTTAAACCATCTGGAATTCTACTTTTTAAATGGAACGAAGATCAGATCAAATTCAGGGCTGTGATCACAGCATTTGGTCAGAAACCTATTTTAGGCGATCAGAGGAGTAAAACTAGATGGTCCATTTTTTTGAAGGGAGATAAAGATGACAGCTAAAGAAAAAATAGTTGAATTGCTAAGCAAGTACAGTTATCCGATCACCGTAATCAATGATATCCGGGAACGTTTAGGAGATTTTTATTTATCTGGTAACTCAAGTGATGATAATGATCCGTACTTGTGGCAACAAGTACGGTACTTAGAAAATTTGAATAAATTTAAAGGAGTAGAACAATGTTAAGCTTATTTTTAGCATTTTTTGGTTTTGCGATTGGTTTGTTTACGATGTGGGCAATCATGTATTATAACGATTTGACGTAGTAGGGGGTGTGGTATGTTAAGAAAAATCTGGAATACAGTAACGGTTTTGTGTTTCATTGCGCTATGTGGTTTTACTCTGTGGCATCAGTTTAGTGGTGAATTTTTAAAAGTGTTGATAGATCTTAGCTTTTTTATCTTGATTTTTCTTGTTCAATGCGTGATCAAGTTATATGAGATTGTGGACCTAATGAGAGCGAGAAAATGAAGTTCGCAATAGCAGTCGAATAAAAAACGACTACAGTTACTGCAGTCGCTCTCCAAACAAATATCTACTACAAATTATAACACAGGAGGGCGGACGAATGGACTTGATTGATTTAATTCCTGATCTTGATGAAGTCGCGACTGCTGAAAAAGTCAAAAAATTTTTTGATAAGGATCTTGAAAGGCTATTGCGGTTGGCTGATAAACAGCGTAGTTTCTTCCGCTCTGTCAGCATGGATGGTATGCCGAAAGCACCTAGTCCAGGTAATGGTCAAGAAAACATGGTCGTCAAATATGTTAGTAGCGAGTCGGCAAAAGCTAAGTCTATTTTAGAAGATGTGAATGTCGCTTTAAATCGTTGTAGCAGTACTTATCAGCTGATACTTTACTATCGCTACATCAAAGGTTTAGCTGATTGGCAAGTGGCTCAAAAAATAAAGTACAGTACGACTAGATATAACGAATTAAAGATCGCAGCTTGCATAGAATTTGCAGAACGATTGCACGTTCAAATAAATCAGTTAGATTTAAGAGTAATGAAATGATGAAAAAGTCCGAAAAATCGGGCTTTTTTTGTTAAAAACAGTTGATTTATATAGGTTAATAATGTATAATTAATATATAAGGTTGAGGGAGGTGAAACAGTGAGACCAAGAAGAGAAACACACAAAAAAGAGTCGCCTGTCAAGTTCTTGTTAAAAGCCTGCACAGCAATTACAACGATACTTGGAGCATTACAAAACCTTGAATGGTTTGTAAAATTCATTAGGCAACTCTTTAAATAATATAAATTGAAAATAAAGGGGGTGGTTGCCCCTTTATTTCAGTATACACAATACAGGAAAGGAATTAAAGTCATGAGTAAACTAGAAAAAATTAGTAAAGCACTAGATAAGTTCAATAATTTCATGATCCCAGTAGTTGGCGTGTTATTCCTGATAAATGCTTTTTTATGGCTACTAACTAAACTACTAGGCAAATAAGGAGCTGATACGATGACAGAGAAAAAGACGACAGAAGCCCAAAACAGAGCAACGAAAAAATGGGGCGACAAAAACAAGGATAAGCAACGTATTTACCGCTATAGGTCGTATGCTCGTAAATATGTAAGAGACATTGCAACGTTAGATGATTTAAAAGAATTATCACAAATGATCGATGAGCGTATGAAAGAATTTTAAAAAGCGTCAAGTTAGCGTCAAAGTAGCGTCAAATCATAGGTAAATTAACGGCAAACGGTAGGCATCCTATCGTGCTATTATGATAGTGTTCCAAAGTTGGGACATGAGTTTGATTATTTACTTTGAGAACATCTTGAACGCGAAAGCATGACGTGCTGGAGCGTCGCTAAACAAGTTCAGCGTGTGGGCGCGATAAGTCCTTGCCACCGATGACCGAGAGTGGCAAAATGGCCCGGTATTGAAGAGTAGCGTAAGGCTAGCTGGTTCGAGTCCAGCCCGGGTCTTTATTTTTTCTAATAACATCACGAGTCAGCTGTAACAGGCTGACTTTTTATTTTATTTAAAAATCGGAGGTGGGTGAAATGATGTGAAGAAGCTAACACCTAAGCAAAAGACGTTCGCTGATGAGTATCTAAAGTCTGGAAACGCAACACAGGCAGCAATAAAAGCTGGTTATTCGGATAAGTCAGCAAGATTTGTGGGAGCTGAGAACCTAACAAAACCCAACATAAAAGCCTATATAGACGCTAAAATGGCTGAGATCGAGTCTCATAAGATCGCAGATGCAAAAGAAGTGTTAGAGTTCTTGACTGCTGTCATGCGTGGCGAGACGAAAGAAACAGTCTTTGTGCAGTTTGGTAAAAGCTATGCTGAAGAGAAAAAAGAAGCGGACATGAAGACTCGTATCAGTGCAGCAAAAGAAATCATGAAACGTTATCCAGGCAACGATCCACTTGTCGCAGAACAAGTTCGCAAGCTCAAAGCAGATGCTGATTCAGCTGAAGCTAAAGCAATGCTCAACGCCTTTGAAGTACAAATCAGACAAGAAGAATTTGGAACTGACGAAGACGAAGTGCGAACAGACGACCTGGCAAGTGCTGTTGCTGAAGGGATGAAGGGAGTTTTTGGCGATGAAGACGAAATCGAAGCTTAACGTCAAATTCACGTTCAAGCCCTTCTCAAAAAAACAGCTACAGGTGCTTTTCTGGTGGCAATCACCGCAGTACAAAGACAAGTTTGCAATCATAGCAGACGGCTCTGTTCGTGCTGGGAAAACAGTTATTATGTCGTTTTCCTATGTTCGCTGGGCAATGATGAACTTTGATGGCGTCAATTTTGGGATGGCCGGCAAAACGATCGGATCACTTCGCCGGAATGTTATTCGAGATCTAAAACGAATGCTTATCTCTGAGCATTACCATGTTAAGGATAATCAGTCAGAAAACATGCTGACAGTTTCAAAAAACGGGAAAACGAACTACTTTTTCTTGTTTGGTGGGACTAACGAAGCATCCCAGGACCTTGTCCAAGGTATCACTTTGGGCGGGTTCTTTTTTGATGAAGTTGCGCTTATGCCGGAAAGTTTCGTAGCACAAGCGACATCCCGCTTATCGGTCGAAGGATCAAAAGCGTGGTTCAACTGTAACCCAGACTCGCCTTACCACTGGTTCAAATTGCAGTGGATAGATCAGTTGGCAAAGAAAAATGCGATCCGGATTCATTTCTTGATGAAGGACAATCCTTCGCTATCTGAAGAAACACTGAAACGGTACGATTCTATGTATTCCGGCGTGTTTTACCTGCGATACATTTTAGGGCAGTGGGCTATGGCCGATGGCTTGGTCTATGACAACTTTGACCGGGAAAAAATGGTGGTCGACATCCCAAAAGAACCCGTTTGGGAAAAGCAATGGATCAGCATCGATTACGGTACGCAAAATGCGACTGTATTTAAGCTGTGGAGCTTGTCTAAGGGCGTTTGGTACAACAATGCCGAGTATTACTATTCGGGGCGTGAGACGGGACGACAGAAGACAGATGAGCAATACATCGATGATCTCGAAGATTTCTTCTTTGAGCATGATCTTAGCCGTAAAAATGTAAAGCTGATCGTCGACCCGTCCGCAGCATCTTTCAAAAAGGCTTTGAGAAATCGTGGCTTTGTAGTCGTCAACGCTAATAACAATGTTCTTGACGGTGTTCGTTTCATGATGACGCAAATGAATCTAGGAAAAATGAAATGGACTGAAGCTAGTCAGTACACGCTCAAAGAATTTGGATCCTACATGTGGGATAAGAAAGCTGCTGATCGTGGTGAAGATGCAGTAGTCAAGGAACACGATCACTGCTTAGACGCTGACCGGTATTTTGCAATGAAAGTCTTATACGTCAAGAAACAAAGAAATATCAAATTACGCAAGGAGGGTATCTAGTGAAATATTTGAATGATCGTTGCATCGTGAGTGATGACAACGTTTTTTATTACGATAGCGAACAGGAGATCACGCAAGCTGATGTTATGCGCTTTATCTTAGAAAATGAGCAATTAGCTCGTGAGTACGCTAAGATGCGCAGATATTACAAAGCGGATCACGACGCTATCGTGAAAGCTAAGCAAAAACCAAATAACAAACCAGACAACCGCCTTGTACTGAACTATCCCAAGAAACTAGTCGATACTTTCACCGGCTTTTCTGTTGGTAAACCTGTTCAGATCACGTTACCGGAAGACCTAGGAAATAAATCGTTATCCCAGTTCAATGTGTCACGCAAAATGGATAGTGTGATCGCTCGAGTTTGGAAGGAGTCCTGCATTTATGGTAGGGCTTATTTTTATGTCTACAGTCACGATAGCGAAATCTACGTTACTGACGCATTACCACTCGATACATTCGTGATCTATGACAACACAGTGGCGCATAAGCCGTTGTACGCTGTTCGGTATGGGCATGTCGGAGCATCTGCTAGTTACAAGCTCACAGTGTTTTCTGAACAGTATCAGTGGGAATCTAATACGAGTCAGAATACAACTAGTTTCGGAACTCGAGTAGCTAACCCGTTTGGGATGATCCCGATCATCGAAGCGGTAGAAAACGATGAGCGCCTAAGTGTGATCAAGAATGTTTTGCCACTGATCGATGAGATCAACAAAGCGATGTCTGAGAAAGCGAACGACGTCGATTACTTCGCCGATGCTTACATGAAAGTGCTAGGTGCGATCCTTAGCGAAGACGACCTCGAAAACCTACGTAATTACCGCATCATCAATCTGAAGTCTAGAGAAAGCGATGATCCAAACGAGACACCGGAAAGCCTAGACGTCGACTTTTTATCTAAGCCAAACGCTGATACGACGCAGGAAAATCTTATCAATCGAGTCATCGATAATCTTTATCAAGTCTCAATGATAACTAACTTGAACGATAAAGATTTTGGCAATTCTACTGGTGTGGCGCTTGAAATGAAGTACAAGCCGATGTTAAACCTGGCGACTCTGAAGTCTCGTGGCTTTATCGAGTCATTAAAGGACATGTATCAAGTCGTGTTTGCTTCAGATCTGATCGAAAATATCAGTCGAGAAGCGTGGAAAGACCTTGATATTAACTTCCAATACGATCTACCACACGACACGCTTTCAGAAGCTCAAACGGCCCAAATTTTATCGAACTTGGTATCAAGCGAAACCTGGCTCAAGACGCTTTCTATCGTTAATGATCCACGCCAGGAACAAGAGCGAATGGATCGAGAGAAAAACGAGCAGATGAAAGCTAATATGCAAGTGCTAAAGCAGACAAATGCTTTGACGGATGGTGATGCAAATGCAAACAGTCGAACAAGTCAAAAAGCGGATTGATTATCTGCTCGAACGTGATCAAGCGACTGAAGCTGAGATCGAAAAAGTGTACAACGAAGCGGTCGATACTTTGCGTGCGATCGTGAGTGACGTGCATAATCGTTATGCTGTTGATGGCGTGGTCGTTCCGGCTAATCTTTATGGCAAGGTCACAGTAAAAGACATGCTTTTGCTCAAACAGCAGTATGACAAGTTACCAGATGATTTGTCAGCGCAAGAACAGGACCGAGTGGACTATTACACTGCAATGAGCCAAACGTCGCCTAGGGGGCTTATAACGGCTTTGGTGGGCATGGCTCTTATCGGGGTCACACACAAAGTCGGAAAAATTATTGCTAAGAATAATAGGACAGCAGTCAAAGAAGAGATCGCTTATCAAGCGGAGCATGAAAAAGCGCCAAAGATGACGATAAAAAAGTATGCTGATCCAGATTTCGAAGTTGAGACTGGCAAAGATTTCGTGCCGTGGACTGAACGAGTGCTATCCAATCATGACCAAGCGGTAAATCGTATCAATAATGTGATCAACAGCATGATATCGCAAGGAATGCGAGCTGAAGATATTGCCAATCATTTTTATCCCGGAAATGCTCAAAGTATGCGAGATGATAATATTCCTAAGATACTTCGAGACGCAACAGTTAAAGCTAAACGAACTGCTCGAACTGAAGCTGCTGCAAGAGAAGATGCGATCACTGAGCAAAACTTTAAAGCAAACGATGTGAAGTACTATGGCTGGATCACGGAACCTGGGGCGTGCAAGGTATGCACTAGTTGGGCTATTTCAGGCCCTTACAAAGTCGGGGATGAGTCTAGTCCGCGAATTCCTGGGGACTCACATCCGAACTGTCGATGCCGGCGAATTGGAGTTTATAAATCTGGACCGTACGACTTTATAGATCTTTCGGATATTGATGAAAGTAAATTTAAGGAGTTAGAGAGACGGTTAAATAATGTCATTAAGGTTTATAAGGCTGAAACAGGTATAGACATTAGACAAGCTATAAAAGATGGAACATTCAGTAATAAGACATTAGATAGAAAAGATGTTAAGACCGGTTTTATTGATTGGCTTTTCCATGAAGTTGGGTATGATGCAAAACCTAGAGTGGTAAAAACTTTTAGCGCTCATGAATGGTTCAATAAAATTGCAGAAAACCCTAAAGATCCAAACTATTTAGAAAAACCTACTGTTTTTTATCGTGGTATAAGAGCAAACGGCGATATAGGGATGGACAAAATAAAGTTTGATTTATTCAAGGGAGACTATATTCCGTCGGGAACGTTTACGTCAGATTGGGGTAGAGGAATCTATATGACTAAACATAAGCAGACGACGGACAGATACACAAGAGGCGTAGGAGAGGTTTTAGAATTAGGTTTAGCTAGCGATATAAAAATATTAGTGGCAGACCAGGAAGTACGTGCTCTTACAAAAGCACTAGGTTTAGAGAAAAAATATATAACAGATACTCACTACGATATAGTTGCTGTTCTATCGGGATATGATATAGTAAGAGAAAATAAATATGCTGTAGAATTGAATGTAATGAATAGAGGCAAGATAGAATGGAAAGACACAAATACTTAGAGTATCAATATAAAATAGACTACAGAGTGATGGAAGAAATTTGGGGTGCTAGTATGGCTCCGCCTGCAACTGACCACATAGATGATTTATACTTCATTTTTAGAGAGAGGGTTGGTTTAGAGCACTATTTAATGTTTGATGAAGACGGACGGATGGATAACCCCGATGGTTGCTACTATTTCAATGATATTGATGAATTAGTATTTCAAGAGGCTAGAGAAGAAGAAAAAGCACTAATGCGTATTAAAATCAAAGAAAACATGGTACCAAGAGAGACGGTTCTTTAGGAGAGTTGCATATGAAAAATAATTCCTATGCTCGAGTGGCATGCAAGATCCTAAAATATCTAAACGACTGTTACGAGAACGGCTTAGATGCCAGTATCGATAGTCTAAATGCTAACATGTTAGGTATTTCTGATCGTCAATTATACGAAACGATGAAAATGTTGTCTGATGATGGTTACGTCAAAGGAATTGAGTTCATGGACGTTATCCCACCAGAAAACAGTGTGCTTAACCATCCGAGAAATTGGCACATTACCAGTCAAGGGATCGAATATCTAGAAGAAAATTCGTTGATGAAAAAGGCTTATAAGATAGCAAAAGAGGATCGTGACTGGTTACCATTAATTTAACTGAATAACAAACTAAGACATTCCGAAAGGGGTGTCTTTTTTAGTGCATGGGGGTGCCGCAATGGAGAAATTAAATAAAGACGAAGCGGAAAAACTTCGTCTGGATATGTTGAATTTAATTGAACTTTATCCATCAAAGGAACTTCTGAAAATGTTTCTGTATTTTTGGATGGGAAGTTGCTTGATAGTAAAGTCGACCAAAACTAAGAACAGGTTCCTTCGTAATGTGTACCTTCGTTTACTTCAACTAGGGAGTAAATGGTATGCGAACCGTTATTATTAGTTAATATGTCACCGACAAATAATTTTGTGGGAGAAACTATTGTGTTGGTGATAATAATAGCTTCTACAGTTCCTAATGTTTTACCGTTTCTGACTAGGGTGTAATTTTTCAGAAATGGTTCCATTGCTACGAGTTCAAAATTACTCATAAATATCACATCCTTTCAAAAATATTATATCAAGGACATTTCCAAATCGGGGATGCCTTTTTATTTTGCCCAAAACGTGCTGATTGGCGTAAAAAGCTGCAAGGCAATAGTCAAACAAGACTTTAAAAAGGAGGCATTCGTAATGAATGAAGAAGAATTAAACGAACAGGAAACTTTGCCGGAAAAAGAGTCAAAAGAAAAGACTTTTACTCAAGACGAAGTAGATCGTATCGTTAGCGACCGCTTGAAACGCGGTGAAGACAAGTTGCGTGCAAAGCTCCTAGAAGAAGCTAAGCAACAAGTCAGAGAAGAACAAGACGAAGCTAAAAAGCTTGAAGAAATGAACGCCAATCAGCGTAAGAAATACGAAGACGAGAAGCGTGACAACGAGCTTAAAGAGCTTCGAGCTACGATCCAGCGTCAAAACATGGAAAAAACAGCGATGGGGATCTTGAAAGAAAAAGGGATCTCAGTCGATGAAGATGTTTTAGACCTGGTCGTGGCTGATTCAGCTGAGAAAACAGCTGAACGTATCGACAAGTTTGCTGAATTAGTTGAAGTGAAAGCTCGAGAAATTCGACGACAAGACTTCAGCAACAGCGCACCTAAGCAATCCGGAAGCGGTGAAAAAGTTGTCACCTTAGATGATTTTAAGAAGATGGCTTATCCGGAGCGCTTAGAACTCAAGAAAAATCAGCCAGATCTATATCAAGAACTGGTTCAAAAATCATTTTAGGAGGAATAGACAATGGCAAATGAAGTAACACAAAGTCAAGACATGCTTGACCCACAAGTTTTAGCTGACATGATCCCAGCTAAATTGACAGCAGAAATGAAGTTTACACCACTCGCATCAGTGGATAACACTTTAGAAGGTCGACCAGGTACAACGATCGAATTTCCTGCGTGGAACTACATCGGGGACGCTGAAGATCTGAAAGAAGGCGAACCTATTGAAACTAGCAAGCTAACCTACGGATCTAAGGCAGCAACTATCAAAGGGATCGCAAAAGGCGGTTCTATCACAGACCAAGCCTTACTCACGGGATATGGTGATCCTTACGGCGAACTATCATCTCAGTTAGCTAAGGCTATGGCTAACAAAGTAGACAACGACGTCTTAGCAACTTTGAAAGATGCAACACAAGCTGTTTCAGTAGCAGCGACTGTTGACGGTATTCAAGAAGCATTAGACATGTACAATGATGAAGATGATAATCGTATCGTCTTGTTAGTATCTCCAAAGGCCGCTGGTAAATTACGTTTGCAAGCTGGCAAGGACTGGTTGCGTGGTACGCAATTAGGCAGTGAAGCTTTATCTAAAGGCGTTTATGGTGATATTTTGGGTGTACAACTCATTCGCTCACGTAAGTTAAATGCTAACGAAGCTTTCCTTATCAAGACTGATAACGGTGAAAAACCAGCTATCAAATTGATGATGAAGCGTGGTGTCAACATCGAACCAGATCGCAAGCCGGGACTTTTACGTACAGATATTTACGCAACCTCTTTCTACGCGCCTTACTTGTATGATCCAACTAAGGTAGTTAAAGTGACATTCACAGATGTGACTGGGCCACAAGGAACGACAGGTGCGCCGGAAGACAAGACAGTCGATAATGAAGTGAAGAATGTTTCCGAAGAAAACCGCATGGGTAAACAAAAAAAGGACGCTAAAAACACTGGTGATACCAATAGTCAACCAAAAGAGGTTTAAAAAATGGCTTATGTTGTAACTGAAGCTTTTACTGATGGCAACTTGAACTCAGTTGATGAGAATGGCGAAAAGCATGTTTATTGGGAAGGTGACACTTACCCGTACAAACCATATGCTGGGGCCACTACAAAGCTGAGATTGAAGGAATTGCTTGAAGGGGGCTATATCGATGAAAGAAGAGATGAAGACGTCGATCAAGACCCGTCTTAACTTATTTCCAAACATAAAAGCGATCGTTGATAAATTGGACGAAAATATTTTGGACAGTTTCATCGATGACGCTTTGAATCAAGCTGAAGACGATGGATTTACAGAAAGAAATATTGTGATGGGTGCGGCGTATTTGACGGCGCATTTTTGTTATGTAGCAAGTAACGAAAATTCAAACATTCAAGAGCAAACAGCTGCAGTCTTGACTGTTAAATATTTTGATCGCGGTGGTAGCGATGATTATTTAGCAGAGTACAAACGACTTAAGAGATCGCTCAAAGCAAACACTAGCTCAATTCGTTTTTTGTGAGGTGAAAAATAATGAGTGAAGAAGAAAAAGTAATCGAAACGACAGAAATCAACACAGATGACGCTGTAGTTGCGCCTGTCGAGGAAGAAAAGGTCACGAGTGTAATTGTCCCACCACCAAAAGAAGAGGCTCAAATCGAACAAGAAGAGCTAAACGAGACAGTTAAACCAGAACCGACACCAGAAGAATTATCACCTAAAAATTTGTATGGTCGTCTCAAAGGGCCTATCAAGTTTTATAATGCTGGGTCAAAAAAATGGGAGCTGGCACGTTGGCAGCCACCATATCCAACACCAAAGACGCTTGAACCATACACTTTTCAAAAAGGTGACAAGATCTGGTTGCTAGCTGAAAAATGGGGTGTGACTAACGCTTGGATCCGACGTTGCAACAGCATTGATTACCTTGACCAAAACAAGATCAAGCCAGGAACCGTTTTGAAACCAACGTATACACCTTCTGCAAGGGATCAATACGTGAACGAAACGATGTATCGCTTCTATGGATATTAGTATCACAGGAAGTGTAACTGGCGATTTTGGACTTGATAAGACGATCGCTAAACTGAAGAAAATCGATGGCAAAACTATCGAAGCTGGACTATTTGATGGGATGAACGAAAAGAAAGCAATCTGGAATGAATATGGGACGAGTCGTGGAATACCGGCACGACCTTTTTTACGTACTGCGCTTTATGAAAATGAAGCTCGGTATGCGAACTTTATTGCTCCATTCATTGCTCAAGTTCTAGAAGGTGGTCCGGCTGAAAATATCAGTGAGCGCTTAGGTAAGTTCATGGTCATGAGTATTCAACGAACGATCGCTTCTGGTGGATTTACGCCCAACGCACCAGGGACCGTTCAGAAAAAAGGTCATAGCAAAACGCTTATTGATACAGGCGAAATGTACGGTGCGATCGATTGGAGGGAAAACTAATGTATTTAGATTTCAAAGCTGTTTTAGACATGTTTGCGGTCGATTTAACAGTCTATCCAAAATCAGATGAAACAGTGTGGATCGATGGCGAAGCAAAGCGTGTTGAATCAGAGCCTATCGAGCTGACAGAACCTTTCGTGCCAAATAACTTGATTGGCCAGTACTCGATCGTTAGCTTGCTGAAAGACGTTGGTCGAATGGAACAGTACAACGCGATCTGGCTTTCGACGTATGAATTTCCAACTCAAACGATCGTCAAACAAAAAAGCAAGTTCTATCGTGTTGTCAACGTGCAAGATCTAAGCAATTACTCAAACGTCTATATGTATTATATGCAAAGTGAGGAAAACGAAAGTGACAGCTTACGACTACAGGATCCTGTATCGAACGTTCAGTCGACTGATCCAGAACCGGCTGGGACTGACGATGGTCGATCTGAACGCGAATGGTAAAGTGCCTGTTCCGCCTTATGTTGCGATCGATATTATCAGCCCAAAATTACCACAAAGTTTTCTTGAAGAGGACGGCGTGTTTGAAGCTATCTTATCGTTCACAGTTTATGACAAATCAAAGCTTGATTGTTTGATCAAAGCAAACGAATTACGTGAAAAGTTTGGTGATCAGCTGACCCAAGATGAACTTGAAAAGCAAAACATCGTTCTAGTAGAGCGTATGGAAATGCAGTTGCGATCAGTTGCTGAGACTAATGCTTATGCGTATATGGCGGGCTTTGATTGTCGTTTGCGCTTGCAAGAAAGCTATGTAGGCGAAGGAACAGGAGAAATTTTAGATATTGAATTGAACAAAGGAGAGATAACAAATGAGTGAAACATTATCAGATATCACAGTAAAGCTTAATGTGGATCAACCTTCAACACCGGTCAACATGGGGGTGTTGGCTATTTTTACTAAAGGTGAGACACCAAACGCCAAATCGTATTATACATTAGGTGATGTGCAAGAAGACTTTGCTCAAAATACAGACTTGTTAGCTGTAGCACAAGGCTATTTTGCGCAAAAATATCACGGTGAAAAGCTTGTCGTGATCACATATTCAGAAAGTATTGCAGCAGCAACTGCAGCTTATTACTCTGAAGGTTGGGAATTTGCGACAGTGGTTGGTGAAGATGCACAGACAGACGTTGTAACATTGGCTAACTATTTAGACGGTCAATCTGAACGTTTTGCTGTCGTTGGTGTACCTGCAACAACAGACTTTGTGACTAACAAGTTAACTGAGTTCATTGAACGTTTTGAAGGTGTGAAACGTGTGATCGTATTCGCATCTGGCAAGACTGAAGCTAAGTCGTTATTTGGTGCCGGGGCTTTGATCGGTGCTTTGGGTAACGAGCAAGTGGGTTCTATCACTTGGAAATTCCGTCAGATCGGTGGCGTGGAAACGACTGATCTGTCTGTAACGAACATCAAGAAGTTACATTCAAACAAGATCTTCACATACGTTGAAAAGTCGGGTATTCAGCAAACTTCAGAAGGCTTCACACTTTCTGGTGAATTTATCGATGCGTTGCATGGTGACGACTGGATCAAAGCGACGATCGAAACAGAGTTACAAAAACTGTTATCGACTTCACGCAAGATCACGTTTGACGCTGTAGGTATCGCACAGATCGATGCAACAGTGACGACAGTCCTTAACCAAGCGACCGCAAACGGGATCATCTTAGTAAACGAAGAAACGGGTTCCGGTAAATTCCAAGTCCGTACTGTTTCGCGTGCTAATACACCGCAATCAGATATCGCTCAACGCAAATACAATGGTTTAAGCTTCAGTTATACGCGTTCCGGGGCTATTCATTCTGTGACAGTCAACGGTCAAATCAATTTGTAGGAGGTAACTCATAATGGCTAATGAATTAGGATATATTTACGACGCTAAAGACGTTCATCTTTCGATCGATGGACGTGTGGTTCAAAATTTCCAGGACGGTGATATGTTCAACGTTACAGTCAAAGAAGAACGTGTTCGGACTGCAGTTGATGCGCAAGGCTGGCCATCGATCGCAATCAATAACAATCGCTTAGGTCAGATCACAGTCAACTTGTCCGGTAACTCAGTTGATCACAAACGTTTGAACCAGCTGGCAAATACTAACAAGGTATTTCCACTGGTCGCAACAACACCATACGAAAAAATTTCTGGGACACAGTGCATCATTTCCAAGCCAGCCGATGCAGCATTCGGTAAGGAAACACCAAAACGCACTTACACGATCGAAGTTCTTGATATGCAAGTAGAAGTCTTATAGAAAATCAGCGCGCAAGGGTTCGACTCCCTTGTGCGTTTTTAGCATAAAGCTAATAAAAAATATTTGGAGGAAACAAAAATGACAAAAGCAGAAGAAAAGCAAACAAAAGTTGTAGGTAAGATCGAACCACAAAAGGTGGACCGCTTAGGTAATAACCAAGAATGGACATTCGTTGATGAAAATGGCTTTGAATGGAAGTATACATTCCAATTCCCAGGTGTGATGAAAGCTTACGAAATGTTAGACAACGCACGAATGGCTAACGGTATGATCGCTAAATCTATTTTGTATAACGAATACTTACAAAATATCGTTGTTAGCGAAAATATTGAACTAGATGATATGAACGAACGTCCAGGCTTAGAAGAGTTATTCGAAGCTATGGACTTATTTCTTGGAGAACGGATTAGCTAAGAAATCTGAACTGATAATACGAAAACAATTTGAAGAACAAGAAATGTTGTGGTTTCCGGTGATGATGGGGATCGCAACTAAGGCTGAGATGGACAAGGCTACCATGGCCGAGATCCAACTATTGAATGAAGTAGCTAATAAAAAACTTGAGTTACAAAGGGGGCTAGGGCTAAATGGCGAATAAAGCAACGATCGAAGCGAATATCAAAGTCACCGGATTATCTGAGCTTGAGAAAGCTGAGTCTGTGCTAAAAAGTATCGACAGGGCCCTAAGCTCTTTAGGCAAGGGTAATTCTGGTGGCTTTAGCGGAATGTATAGTGATCTCAACAAAGTTCAAGTTGAAGCTAAGCAATTAGAAGCTAATTTAAAAGATGTCAAGAATGTCAATTTGTCAAACGTTGGTGATAAAGCGAGCGATGGTCTGAAAAAGGCTGGGAATGCTGCAGAAAAACTCACGACAGAGCTTAAAAATGTTGACCGGGTAAATTTATCCGACGTTGGTACAAAGGCATCCGAAGGTTTAAATAAGGCTAAGGCTAAAGCTGATGAGTTGAATGCAGAAATAAAGCGTGCTAGCCAAATTGACGGAAGTTTAGCCGGTAAAAAAATTGGTGAAGGACTGAAGCTAGCTGATCGTAGTGCAGATAATCTTTCTGCATCGATCAAGAAGTCTACTAGTGCTGAACGTGAATTAGCCAACGCAGCTAAAGATGTTGCTAGAGCTGAAAAAGAAAGTGCTAATGCTGCTAAACAAGGTGCACAAGCTCGTGAACAAGCAGCTCAAGCTTCAAAACGTGCAGCGCAAGAACAACTTCAAGTAGCCAAGCAACAAGAAAAAGAACCTGGTAAGATCCGATCAGCCTTCAAAGAAGCTGTAGGTGCATATACACTTGGTAATCTTGGGGCTAATGCGATCATGTCAGTTGGTCAAGGGATACGAAATATCTTTTCTGGTGGCTTTGATTACATCAAAGAACAACAGACTTCGCAAGTAGCTTGGTCAACTAATGCGCAATCTGTTGCTAAGGTTTTAGGTAATGAGATGTCAGCTAAAGAGGCGCAAAAGTTTTCTAAAAAGATGACTCGTGATCTGCAAGGCTTAGCACTTAGCGCAGGTAATGACTATAGCATGGTATCAGATGCGGCCTTAGCTTTTTATGCGACAGGTAAAGAAGTTTCAACTGCTGGCGATAAAAAGAAGAGTATGATGCTTACAAAAGACATGCTCAATCTTCAAGACGCCGGTGGATTAAACGACGCACAAATGCAGAACTTTGTGCAAGCTGTAGCCAAATCTTTAGACCAAAATGCACTATCATCAGAGCGGATGCAACAGTTGCTAGCAGCTAATCCGTTGTATGATGATTTCATCAAGAAAGCATTTAAGGAACGTACAGGCAATGACTGGGTGCAAGGCGAAAACAAATACAGTGAATTTACCGGTGAAGATGTTGTTAATGCGACTCATATGATGGCTAGCTTAAATGGTGTCAAGAATGCTTCGGAGAATATGAATAACTCTTTAGAAGGTGTTATTCGCTCGATGAAGAATGGTTCTAAGTTCTTAGCTGGAAATTATCTGTCAAAAATGGCTGAGCAACTCAACAAATCTTTTGGTGGAGACGGCAAGCTATTTTCACGTTTGAGTAGTTTCTTTACTGATGAAAAGAAAATGTCTAAAACTGCTGATGCACTAGCTAAGTCTTCTAGTAAAGTTGTTGACTCAATCGGTAAGACAGCGCGCGAATTTTACAATGTCGGCAAAGATTTCACCAAACTTGCCAAACCATTTGCGTCAGGATTTGCTAAAGATTTTGTAAATGAGATCAAAGATATTGCAAGTGGCGTAAAGTCAGCTTATGGTACGTTAAAAAGTACAGCTGGCAAAATCAAAGATAAGCTCCCTAAGGGTTCAGGAAAAGTATTTAGTGACATCAGTAATACTTTAGGTTCTGCCACTGGTAAGGCAACAGCTTTCTTAGTTGCGATCCGTGGCTTTAGTAAGTTACCTGGGATGGCTGGAGTGGCGCAAAAGATCATGTCACCACTCATGAACACACTGGGTAAATTACCAATCGTAGGAAAGACACTTAGTGGAATTATCTCAAAGATAACAGGGATCAAGCCACAAAGAGAATTGTCTGCAGCCTCTAAGATGCAAGGTGCTGCGGATAAAATGATGGCTGCCGCTAACAAGATGAATGGTGGTGGTCCTGGCGGTTCTGGTAATGGATCAACCGGCACAAAAAATAGTCCACAGATTTTTGATGAAGATGGTGGTACGTTCTATCGTGACAAAAACGGTAGAGTCAAAAAACCTTTCAAAGGTAAAGGAGCGTTCAAAGGTGAGTTCAATCCGTATCTGGGAATGGACTATGTGCCAGGGAAAACGACTCGTGTGGGGCGTTACCATACTGGACGTACAGTTGTAGCTACGCCACGTTCAAATGCTCTTATCGCACGAGGAACAGAGATCTTAGAAGCGGCACAAACTACTAGAAGTGGTCGTGGTCGTTGGAATACGCTCAAGGGCAATACTCTTGTCAAACTTGGCAATGCAGGTAGTACGATCGCATCATCTGGAGTCGGTCGTGGTGTCAGTGCGGTAGGTCGTGGACTTCGTGGAGCTGGTACCTTTTTAAAGGGTGGCGCTCCGATGATGAACGCAGCCTTTTCAGGTCTTGAAGCTTTGACCGTCATGGGTACTACTAAGTCTGGGTCACTAGAACGTCATCAAGGCGTAGGAAGTGCTGTTGGCTCTGGTGTTGGTGCTACGATCGGGATGGCGGCTGGATCTTTACTTGGTCCTGTCGGAACGATCGCAGGTGGTGCACTTGGTGGCTGGTTAGGTGGCAAAGCTGGTGAGTGGTTTGGTGGTAAGTACAATGAGAAGTACGGTAAAAAGCCACAAAAAACAGAAGGTCAAAAAATATCTGAAGCTCAGCAAAAAGCGCTTGATAGGATTAACAGCCGACAATGGCAAGATGCTTATACCGGAGCTATGAGTGCTGATGCCGAAAACCCACAGGAAGCTGCAAAAGGTTATAAGGCACAAGCCAAGAAGAATTACAAGTTGATGAAAGCAGCAGCTAAGTCTTCTTCTGATAAGGCACAAGAAGCTCAAATGGAACTTGATAATGCGATCGCAAGTGGTAACAAAGATGGCATTGCTAAATGGGAAAAAGAGCTTGCTAAAGAAGTCAAAAAAGACGATACGAACAAAATTAAGTCAGCAAGTAAGCAAGCTGAGAAAGCCAATAAGGGATTAAAGTCTGCTAAGTCTAAGGCATATGATGAAGAGCTTGCAAAAGCACTTAGAACTCGTGTCCCACTAGAGGATGCTAAGAAAATAGCAAAAGCAAATGTTAAAAATAACGAGGACTACAAAAAGGCTAAGTCAAAAGCTGATAAGGCTAAAAAGGCTCTCGATAAAGCTAAAAAAGATTACAAAGATCATAATGGTGAAGCTTATAAAGATCCTAAGATGAAGTGAACCCATAAAGTTGGACACTCTATTTATACTATATTTCTTAAGGCAAGATGTCGGTATTCTACCGGTGTCTTGCCTTTTAGTTTGACCTTTATCCGTTCGTTATTGTAATAGCTGATCCAGCTGATCATTG